AAGAGAATCATTATATGAATCTATAAAATTAGTGTTTGATAAACTGTATGAATTAGGTTATGAAATTATACCATTAAATATAGAATTTAATCAATCTGAATTAGATGTTATTAATAATATTATTAGACAATATACTGATGTTTATCTTGATAAAATAAATGAAATACCTAATTTTAATGGTAAAGTTGAAGATTATGTAGGTATTGAAACTATTTATGTTGATAGTATTTTGCATGAATTAAAACAACGTGGTTGGAAAATTTGTCCTCCAAATAATTAAAATATGGTGATACTTAAATATTCTCCAATTAAAACTACATTGGTTGGAGGTAATTTTGAATTGGATAACGAATTATATGATTTACTGTCTTTTAGAAAGACAGGATATTTGTTTTCAACAGCTTATTTAATGAATGAATGGGATGGTTATCAAAGGTTTTATAATAAAAAAAATAAAACTTTTAAATCTGGTTTAATATATAAAGTAGAAGATTATTTAAAATCAAAGAATATTCCGTATTCTATAGAAAATTTTAATGATATTCCTCGTTTAGAACAGCAGGGTAACTATTCATTACGTCCGCACCAATTATCTGCTTTAGATTCTATGTTTAAGTACAAAAGAGGAATAGTTCAATCTCCTCCACGTAGTGGTAAGACAAAAATAGCTGCTGCTTTTATAGACCAATCTAGACTCTTTCCTGTAGTATTTTTATGTAATAGTATAGATATAGCTTATCAAACATTAGATAATTTTAAAAATGATATTCCTGGTAATATTAAATTCGGTATAGTTGGAGATACTAATTTTGAACTTGGCGATATTACTATAATGACTGTTCAATCTGCTGTGATGGCTTATGAAATACAATATAAAATGCGTCGTGCGGCTATAAAAGAACGTAAAGGTCAGGCTTACAAAAAAATAGGTAGTGATAATGTATTAACGAATGAACAAAGATTTCAGTTACGTCAATACATTGAGTCGGCTAAAACTGTGATTTATGATGAAGCACACCATTCAAAGTCATCTATTGCTGTTACTGTATTTAATCAATTAAAGAATGCACAAGCACTGTTTGGACTTAGTGCTACTCCAGGATATGGTTTGCCAGAAGATATGATTATTGAATCAGTAATAGGTAATGTAATTTATAAAGTTTCATATAAAGAATTGATTGATGCTGGTTGGTTATTACCAGCTAAAATTTATTTTTATAAAATACCTAAAGTAGAAGTTACTTCTAAGTCTTATTCTACAATATATAAAGAAGCAATAATAAATAATGAATTTAGGAACATTATTATTACTAGAATTGCTTCTAAGTTAAATAGAATGGGTAAGACTGTTCTTATTGTTGTAGATAAGAAAACACATGGTAATATACTACATTCTTTATATCACGATTCTGTTTGTGTATATGGCGAACATTCATCTGAAAATAGAAATGAAATTAAAGATTTATTGAATAACGGAAATGTAAAATGTGTTATATCTACTTTGTGGGATGAGGGTGTGGATATTCCTGGTTTGCATTATGTAATAAATGCTGCTGGTGGGTCAAGTCAAGTTGATGTTTTTCAAAGATTGCGTTCTATAACACCAAATAAAGATGACCCAAATAAAAAATTCGGTGGTTATATTGATTTTCTTCAAAAAGAAAAATATATTAAAAGTCATTGTCAATTTCGTAAAATGCTTTATGAACAAGAAGGCTTTGAAATAATAGAAAGAGATATAAGTAATTGGGATATGGATAAAGCATTAAATTCTTTTCAATAATTTTTATGCCAATCTTAGTAAAAAAACCATCATCATCTAATTTTATATCATTGAATATTAATGATTGGAATACTAGAGATTTTGTATCTTATTATATTAAAAAATATAAAGAGTTAAGTAATAATGATAATTTTAAATTTGCACCAGAAGTTTTTCTTATGTATGGTGCAAGAATAAAAAGATTTAGAGAGAAATTAAAAATTAAATCTAAAGAGTATAAAGATTTTATTGATTGGGTATTTTCTGATTTTAGAAAATTTAGTAATGTTGCATTTTCTGTAATTGTTAATGAGAAAGTGTGGTATTATTATAAACGTTCTAAAAATGTTGGTAATAGTCATGTTGTTAGACCAATTACAGAAGAAGAATTAAAAAAAATGTTAAATAATATAAAAAACATTTATATGGAAGAGCTATGATAACTATATTATCAAATGAACAAAGTTTTGAATTATGGAATTCATTTAGAGACAAATGTAATAAATGTAATCATAATGGTTATATACTTTCCAGTAATGGAGAATTTGAATGGTGTGATTGTTATATTTCTTATAGAGAACGTAAACAATTAATGGAATCTGGTATTTCTGCTCGTTACTATAATTGGGATATAAAAGATTTAGATGAAAATTTTTTATTGTATAATAAAGAAGAATTTGATAAATTTATTAATGTAACTTCTAATATAGAAGATTTGATTGATAATGGAAAGTCTATAGTGATGCAAGGTCCACATGGTCTAGCTAAAACTGCTTTAAGTAGTTGGTTAGTAAAAAAGGCTGCGTTGATTAGAGTAAATAATTCTAATCAGATAGAATATAAATATATATGTAGTATTGTTACTGCTGCTGATTTATCTTCTATATTAATTCAAGCTCAATCATTTGAAAGTGATAAATCAATTATTTTAGATAGAATTAGGAATAGTAATTTAATTGTTATAGACGAATTTGATAAAGAGTATAAACTTATGGATAAATCCAGATTTTCTGGATTAGAATTTGGTAATTTATTTAATTATCTTTATGAATCTAATAAATCTATAATTATAATTTCTAATCTTAGTATTAGTGAAATTAGAGATGCAAAAATTCATGCGTCTGATGTTTTAGATAGAATTGATAGTTTTGAATATAATTTTGTTTTTCGTGGAGAAAGTTACCGCAAAAGACGTAAAAGACGTAAAAATTCTGAATAAAATATATGACTTTACTGTTAGAAGACGAAAAACTTGAACGAGCTATTATAGGTTATCATATAACACATAAGGAGTTATTTAATGTAATTGACCCAAATTTGTTTTCTTTTGCGTTACCTAGGGTAACGCAACAAATAATGAATGATTATTATAAGAAGTATGGTATTCCACCTTCTTTAGAGAGTTTAAGTAATTTTACTTCTAATTTAGAAGTATTGTTTTTTTTACGTGATATTTCTAATAGAACATTTGATGCTTCTTCATATAAGATACATGTTGATAAATTATATCAAATGTATCTTAATAGAACATTATTAAATGAATCTAAAAAAGTTTTACAATTAATTACAAGTAATCAAAATCCTAATGAAATTATTAAAAATTTAACTGGAAATCTTAGTTCTATTAAACATCCTTTAATTAGGGGAGAAGTTCAGCGTGGATGGGCATATGAACATGTTAAAGAAGCGTGGTTAGATTATCTTCGTAAAAAAAAGGAGCCTTCGAGATATAAAGAGGGTTATCCATATGGAATAATTGAACTTGATAAATATACCAATGGTGGCAAAAGAAAAGGACATATTATACTTATATATGGTGATACATCATCTGGTAAGACAAGATTAAAAGCAAATTTAGCTTATAATGATGCTGTTATGGGAAGAAAAGTAATGTATATTACTATTGAAGACCCATTGAAAAATATGGTTAAAATATGGTTAAGTAGAGCGTCGTTATTAAAAACACATGAAATAGATAATGCGTCTTTGACTCACGAAAATCAATTGTTATTAAAAGAAACATGTGAAAAAATTTATAGAGAAGGTCAGAATGGCGGTACGCCACTACCATATGTTGTTTTTTGGACTGGTACAGCTACTACTGCTAACATACGTTATGAAATAGATTCTTTTTCTAATAAATTTGGTTATTTACCAGAAGTTTTATATTTTGATTATTCCAATGAGGCTTATCCATTAAGAAGTTTTAATAATAGTTCTGAAAGATATAATTTTCTTTTTTCTGAGTATAGACAACTTGTATCTGAATATCAAATTCCTCTTATTACATCTTTACAACAAAGTAGAACTGGTAAACAGAAAAAGAAAGAGAATGATTACGGTCTAGAAGATATAGGTCAAAGTCATTATGTTGCACCACATTGTCATGTAGTTATGTTTATTAAACAATCTGATGATTTAAGTTTAGATTTGTATTTACAAAAAAATAGATATGGTCCTAGAAATAAAAAAATTTCTTTATTTGCTGCTTGGGATATAGGTTACATTGGAGATAGGGCTAGATTAGTGCACCATAAAGATGCTTATGAGGCATTTTTGAATACTCCGCCGTCTCTTAATGAAGAGGGTTCTGTAGCAGAGTCTCCTGTCAATCATCCCAATAGTTCTCCAGAAGATGAAAATTATTTATAAATTATGGCATTGTCTGTTTCGGATATATTAAAGAAATACAATATTAATGTTGTTTATAAAAATGGAGATGAAATTAGGTTTCATTGTCCATTTCATAACGATAAGCATCCTTCTTTGGATTTTAATGTTGTAAAATTAAAGTGGATATGTCGTGCTGGATGTGGTGGTGGAGATATTGTAGAATTTATAAGAAGGATGGAGAATATTTCTTATTCTCAAGCTAAATCTTTATATGAAAACAATTTTTTAGATATTCAATCTGATGAAATATCCACTATTAGAGATATAATTAAAAATATAGAAGGTGAATTAAATTCTAATGAAGTAAATGAAGATTTTTCTAATATTAAAGAACCGTTAATTAGTACAATATTAAAAGGTTTAAATGATATATCTAGTGATAATCTTGAACTTATAAATGATTGGATAAAAATAATACTTTATATAAAATCTCAGAATATTTCTAATGATGATTGTATAGAAATACTTAATCAATTTTCTAACGATATTAAAGATTTATATTTTATATGAATAACGATAATAATGAAAAAATATTATTACCAGTTAAGCCTATAGAACAAAAATATACGTATAACTGTGGTCCAACAGCATTGTTGATAGTTATACGTTATCAGTTTAATCTTAATTTAACTCAAGAAGATATTAATTTTTTAACTGGTGTTACGCCAGACGGATGTTCAGAATATCATTTTTTCAAGGCATTGAAATCATTAGGTTTTAAATATGAAGAAGGGAAAGGTAATTTATCTAAATTAAAAAATTATCTTAGAAATAATTTACCAATAATAGTTCATGTTGTTCTTGAAGATGGAGAAGGTCACTTTGCAGTAGTAATAGGTATAGATAATGATTTTGTTTATTTAGCAGACCCACGTAATGGGTCTATAGTAAAGTGGGGTATACCTTTCTTTTTAGGTGTATGGAAAGAGGAAGATTTTAGTAATTCAGTACCTTGGTATTTAGTTGTTACTGGTCAAAGTAGTAATCATAAGATAGACGGTATGATTAAGAGATTAAATAGAATTCGTAAAAAATTATCTTAATTTATGCCTATTATATCTAATAATAAATCTTTAGATTTACTTATTGTTGATTGTGAAAATTTAGTTCATAGGGCTTTTTATGTTTATAAAGATTTAAATACTACTACTGGAAAAAGTTCTGGTATATTTTATGGTGTTATTTCTATTATTCATACACAATTGATTCGTATGAATCCTAAAGTTGTTATTTTAGTTTGGGGTTATAAAAATTCTCGTAAAAAAAGATTAGAAATTTATTCAAAGTATAAATCTAATAGAAAACGTATCAATTATATTGATACTTCTCAAGTTAATGATTTAAAATCTTTTTTTTCTTATATTGGATGGTCTCAGTATTATAATGATACTGGATGGGAAGCAGATGACGTTATAGCATCTTTAGTTAATTTTTATAAAAATTTAGATTATAGTATTTGCATATTATCTAATGACCATGATTTTTATCAGTTAATAACTGATAAAGTGTTTTGTACTAAATATGATTATAAAAATAAATCTTATATAAATTGTAAATATGATTATATTATTAAAAAATATGGTGTTACTCCTATACAATTAGTTGATGTTTATTCATTAATTGGGGAGAATAGTGATAATATAGAAGGAGTACCACGTATTGGATTAAAAACTGCTTTAAAATTAATTAAAGAGTTTAATTCTGTTGAAGAACTATTGAATAATGTAGATAATATTAATAAATTTGGTAAAATTATTGATAAATATAAGGATAGAATTTTATTAAATAAATCTTTAATAGATTTAAGTAATAAAGATGTTGAATTGTGTTATATTAAAAATAATATTAACCATAAAGCCGCACAAAATTTGCTTGATTATTACCAAATAAAGAAGTTTAAAGTTTCTGATTTTATATAAAAATATATGTATAAACCGTGTACTAAGTTAAATCAAGTAGAATGGTTAATAAGTAAACTTCATTCTAATGATGAATGGTCTTTTGATACAGAAACTCATGGTACTTTTCTTAATGGTTATATATTTATAATTTCATTTTCTTGGAAAAGTGGAACTGGATTTTGTATTGATTTCAGATTTTTTAATGAAGAAGAAAAAGATAAAATATGGAATTTATTAAAAGATGTTTTTCAAAATAATAGTAAAAAAATAACTCAAAACGGTACTTATGATGTTAAGTTTTTATGGAAAAAGGGTATAACAATTAATAATTGGTATTCAGATACAATTCTTGAAGACCATTTATTGGATGAAAATAGACCACACGGTTTGGAACACCTTGCAAATAGATACACACATCTTGGTGGCTATCATAATGAATTTGATAAATATGTAGAAACTCACCCTGATTGCGACCCGAAAAGAAACGGTACATTTCTTAATATTCCTTACGAGCTTATCCATCCTTATTCTTGTATTGATGCTGATGTTACATTACAGTCTCATAAAAAAATGATGCCTTTAATTAAAAAAGAAGGGTTGGAATGGTTGCTATTTAATATTCAAATGCCTATTCAAAAAATTTTATGTGAGGTTGAATATAATGGTGTGTCTATTGATATAGATTATAATAATAAATTAAAAGATATTTATAATGATAATATGAATAAATTATGGAATGAAATTTTATCATTTAAAGAAGTACAAAATATAATAAACAGAAATAAACAAGTTTTTATTGATAAATATAATAATTCAAAAATTCTTAAACGAAAGTATTTATTATCTGATTATTTAGAAAAAAATAAAGATAAGTGGGAGTTTAAGTTATCAACAAAACAGTTAACTGAACTTATTATTAATGAATTTAAAATGACCCCCATTGCATATGGAAAGAAAAAAAATAAAAAAACAGGTACTTTTAACATATCTATGAATTCGGATGTGTTGGATGAGTATGCTAATAAATTACCTATTGCTAAATTAATACAAAATTATAGACAATTAATGTTTCTTAATGGTACTTTTATTGAGGGTTTACGTAATTTTATAGTTGATGGTAAAATACATTCTAATTATCCATTATATAGAACAGTTACTGGTAGACCATCGTCATTAGAACCTAATTTAAATAATATACCCAGGAAGATGGTGGAAATAAAACATCAATTTATTGCAGATAGTGGTGATTATTTAGTAGAAGCTGATTATTCTCAAATAGAATTTAGAATATGGGCGCATTACTGCATGGATAAACAAATGATTTCTGATATAAATAATTCTATAGATATACATAAACTCATGGCCGCTATGGGAAAAGGTTTAGATATTCCATCTGGAGATATAAATTATGAAGATTTTTTAGAATGGACAAAAGATATTACAAAAGAAGAAAGAAATATTGCTAAAACGGTTGTATTTGGTTTAATGTATGGAAGAGGAGCTAAAGCAGTAGCTCAAGAACTAGAAATAAGTATACAACGAGCACAAAAGATTATAGATTCATTTTTTAATCGTTATCCAGTTGCTAAATCCTGGTTAGTTAAAACTGCTAAAGAGGCATCAAATAGGGGTTATGTTATTAATTTGTATGGAAGAAGAAGGCGTTTGCCTATTTTGCTTAATTTTAATTCTCAAATAGAGCAAATAAAAAATGAATATAAAAATCAAATTATTAAATTAAACAATGGTGAACATATAGATGGTCCATTATTGACAAAAGATATGGTTTTAGAAGAAATACAAAAGATAGAATATTTAAGGGCAAAAGCAGAAAGACAAGCAATTAATAGTCCTATTCAAAGTGGAGCTAGTGATACTACATTTCTTGCTGCTATAAGAATAAACAATGAAATTAAACGATTAAATATTAAATCTAGGATGATACTTACTGTATATGATTCTTTAATTTACAATGTTAAACCACATGAATTAGAAACAATGTTAAGACTGATAAGAAATGAAATGCTTAGAGATATGGGAAAAATTCGCGTAGGTTTGAATTGTGAAATTAAGGTAGGACATGTGTGGGGTAAATTGGAAGAGGTTCAATTTGATAATGAAAATAATCCAAAAATAGATTGTATAGAAATTATAAAAAGTACTTGATTTTTATTTATAGTATATGTATATTATAGTGTTTGATATATGAGATTATATTATGAGTACATTTATTTGTCCTATTGTAACTGTTAAAACAGTTACCCCAAATTCTAATTCTGATAATCTTGACATCCTTACTTTTGAGGAGATAGGATGGGTCTGTCAAGACGTTCGTGGTAAACGTAAAGTTGGCGATAAAGTCGTATATATTCCTATAGATTCACTTGTAGACTGCACCCGTCCTGAATTTGCATTTTTGATGAAGAATGCTAAAATGCGAACTATTTCTTTGCCTGCTGAGGATAATACATATGCTGAGGCAGGAGTTGTAAAGATACAAAAACCTATGGCTCGAATCAAGACCATTAAACTTCGTGGTGAAATATCCCAAGGCTTGGTAATCGACCTCGAATCTTTGGCTGGAAACAAACGTGTTAATAATGACGTTAATCCTATTCCAGAAAATGAAATTATCTATCCAGAGTTGAAATATGTTTCAAAGTATGATGGTTGTATCCCTACATTATTCTTTGATGCTACAGGTAGTAGCTATTTAGAATTAGACTCTGGTGTTGATGTTTCAAAAATATTGGGTGTCGTCAAATATGAACCCCCACAAGAAGCAGTGTTTTCAGCTAATGCTAAGGGTACTTTTCCAAAATGGTGTCCTAAAACGGATGCTGAAAGATACCAGAACTTTAATCATATTATAGAATCTTATTTTGACGAATTATTTTCAGTTTCAATTAAAATTGATGGCACATCGTTGACTGTTTTTTATGATAGTCTTAGAGAAGGTGACGAATTCGGTGTATGCTCTCGTAATCAAGAGCTTAAATCTCCAGAACAAGATTTGTCTTCGTCTAATCTTACAAAGCACGGTTTTACTACGGATGCATATTGGAAAGCAGCGACACAGTATAGTCTTCTGGAAAAGGCACGTTTGATTGCTGTAAACAATGGTTATCAACGTGTAGCTTTGCAATTTGAATTGGCAGGCGAAGGTATTCAAAAAAATCGTCTCGGTCTTAAAGGGCAATTTCCTTATCTGTTTGATATTTATGTAACTAAGGAGGGTTTTGAAGGATATTTGGACTATACAGAGATGTTACGATTGGCAGATGAGTATAATATTTCTACTGTACCTATTTTAGAAAAGTATATTTCGTTGAACAAATTTCTTGGCAATCCTCCAGATTTTTCATTCCTTAATAATTTAAAATATCCAAGTGGACATTTAGTTGAAGGTGTAGTGTTTGTATCGTCAAAAGAAAAATTTGTTAATAAACTTGGTAGATTAAAATTTAAATATATTAATCCATATTATTTATTAAATATAGAAAATGAAGAGGAATGAATCAACAATATTTTAAGAATATTCTTATTAAGATAGATTTAGATGGTGTAATTAGAAACTGGAATGCTTCTTTAATTAGAGAGTATAAAAAATATAATGCTAATGGTAGGGTAATTTACCCATTTGATGATTGGACTCTTAATTCTTCTTTTCCAGATTGTGAAGACATATCACATTTTTTTAAAAATGTTAAGCCTTACGATATTTATATTAATGCCGAACCTTATGTAGGAGCTATTGATTTTTTAAAATCAATTCTTTATACATATAAAAATGTATGGATTGTTTCTTGTCAATATGAAAATACATTTTATCCTACATTAAAATGGTTGCAAACACATATACCATTTTATAATGATATTCCTTTAGTATTTACTGATACTAAAGGTTTAGTTGGTAAATCTTTATTTGAAAAACGAATTCTTATAGATGACGCTACTCATAATTTAATTAATGAAGTTGAAAACGGCGGAATATCTTTTTGTTTTGGTCAAAAATATAATATTGGACATGAGGATGATGATAAGTGGGTAAATTTTTATGGTTCTTATGATTTTTCATTAGAAAATGAAGAATATCGTATTTGTAAGCAATATGAAATGATTTTAGAATATTTAAAAAATAATTATGCTTAAAAATGATATTTTAAATTATCTTAATTATTATTACTTAATAAATAAAGAATTAAAGGATTATTTTTGTTTACAATTAACTCTTGATGATATTGACTGGTATATTAAAGAAAGGAAATTAAATAAGGATATAATAGATTTGTTTCAAATTGGTTATTGTCCAGATGGTGAATCTGTTTATAATTTTGTTTTATCGCGTGGTTGGAATATAGAAGATTTACAAACAATAGGGTTTTGGAAAATCCAAGATGATAATATTTTAATTAAATTTGAAAATAGATTGATGTTTCCATTTTTTGGATTGAACGATAATACCATTCATGGTTTTTCTGGTAGAGTTTTAAATAATAATAAAGTTATAGATAAATATGTAAATACAAATAATTGTATTTTATTTAATAAAAGTTTATTAATATATGGACTAAGAGAATCATTAAAAGTTAATAAAACAATAGATAAGTGGATATTAGTAGAAGGTAATATAGATGTATTATCTATGTTTAAAGCTGGATACACAACTACTGTAGCTGCTGCTGGTGTATCATTTACTCATGAACATATAATTCGTTTGGGTCAATTTTCTAAAAATTTTATTATATTGTTTGACAATGATGAAGCTGGTAAAAGAGCTTCTTTTAGAGTATCTAAAATTTTAAAAGATTTGCATATGAATGTAAAAATTTGTAGTTTAATCGAGGTAAAAGATGTCGATGAAGCAATAAGAAATGATAGAATAGACATAATTAAAAATGCAATAGGTTATTGAATGTCTAAAATAAAATCTGAATCCAATTCATTATCTTCTGCTATAGAAAATATAATAAAAGTATATGGCAAAGGTGCTGTATTAAAACTTGGTGATAAGGTTGTTGAAAAAATACCCGCCATTTCTACTGGATGTTTATCGCTTGATTTAGCGTTAGGAGTTGGTGGATTTCCTAAAGGTAGAATAATTGAAGTCTTTGGACCTGAATCTTCTGGTAAAACAACTTTATGTTTGCAAACCGCTGCTTCTGTACATAAAAATGGAGGTATTGTTGCAATTATTGATGCAGAACATGCATTAGATATAAATTATGCAAGAAATTTAGGTGTGAATGTAGATAATTTATATATTTCTCAACCTGAAAATGGAGAAATGGCGTTAGGTATAGCTGAAGAATGGTTAAAGTCTAACGCAGTTGATTTAATAATTGTTGATTCTGTTGCTGCATTAACTCCACGTGCTGAAATTGATGGCGAAATTGGTGATTCACACATGGGGTTACAAGCTAGGTTAATGTCACAAGCTCTTCGTAAATTAGCTGGATTAATTAATAAAAGTGGTTCTACAGTTATATTTACTAATCAATTACGTCAAAAGATAGGTGTCTTTTACGGAAATCCAGAAACGACAACTGGTGGTAATGCTCTTAAATTTTATGCTTCAGTTCGTGTAGATATACGTCGTACAGAAACTATAAAAGATGGTGGTGGCAATATTATTGGCAATAAAGCTCGTATAAAAATAGTTAAAAATAAAGTTGCTCCTCCATTTAAAGAAGTTGAGGTTTCTATAATTTATGGAAAAGGTATAGATAAATTGTTAGATATTGTAGAATTAGCAATTAAATATAATATAATTGAAAAATCTGGAGCATGGTATCTTTTTGAAGATAAAAAATTTCAGGGTAGAGATTCACTTATAGATTATTTCAATAATAATGCTGTTATTGATAATATTATTAATAAAATATTAGAATATGGAAAATCTATCTGAATTTGATTCGTTTTTTGAAACGATTTTAGAATATGGTAAATACACTAAAAATCAATTTAATGAATATTATGATAAATTATCTAAAATATATTTGCAATTAGATAATGACCCTACTATAAATTTAGCTAATTTCTATGAGAAATTAAAAATTGCTCAAGATACTAAAAGTATTGTAATAGATGTTATGATGGGTGCCTTATCTATAAAAGCGTCATGGCAAGCATATGTTTCTGTAGCTGAAAAGTATTTACGTGAATTTAAAAGTAATTCTTTGTCTCTTGTTAAAGATTTAAAAAATAAAGATTTACAAGAAGCTAAAATATATTCTTTGAATCCAAAAATATTTGATTGTTATAATTATTGTGAATCTATGTTAGATTATGTAGAAACAATGTTGAAAGTATTTGATTTAAAATTAGATTTAGTTGAATCATTTAATTTGAATATTAATAGACAAATTACTGTTACGGAATTGCTTTCATATAAAGGATTGTTATAATAAAATTTTGACTTTTTCAGAAAAAAATATATATTGAATAAAACAAACAAAACTAAACAAAAAATATAAACATAGAGGAGAATAAAATGGCTATTCTTATAAAGACACAACAAACGCCAATACCAGAGGGCGTGTATAATCTTCAAGTAGTATCGTGTGAGTTAAAGTCACAAAAGAATAATCCAGAAATTGCTTATCTTGTTTGGGGTATAAAAGTTTTAGACCCATTACCAGAGGATTTTTTAGGAAGAGATAATTTTACTGTACTTACAGCAGCTGAACTCACTGATAGAAATAATTTGAATAGATTTTTAACTAATATAGGGATAAATGTTGAGTTAGGTCAAGAGATTGATACAGATTCACTTATTGGTCATAAATTTGTTGGAAAAGTTGTTATTATTGTAAGAAAAAATGGTCAAGAAACAAATGGTTTAGGACAACTTACTATACCAGAATTCAAACAGTTTGAATTAAGACAAAAACAAAAGAAGGTTGTTGCTGCTCAGGCAGCTATGTCTAGACCTAAACAAGCAGTTACATCAAATACTTCTAATAGTCATTCTGTGAAATCTAGTAATCCAGTTTCTATTCCTAAGCCTAAATCTGTTAAGACTGTAGTAGATGATTCTAATGAGATTTTTAATGAAGGTATTGAAAATGAAAATAGTGAAGATGAAGAATTTCCAGACGAATTAAATGAAGACTAGTTCAATAAAACAAAAGGGAAGAAGACTCCAGAATTTTGTTGCTGGAGTCTTCGCTTATATTTCTAAAATATATGAACTAAACGAGGGAGACGTTCAACCTAGACAGATGGGTGGTTCTGGAGTTGACATTATATTTTCACCTTCTGCTAATAAATTCTTTAAATTTGATATTGAATGTAAACAAGTCGAAAAATTAAATGTAGTTTCTACATTTAATAAACATGCTAGAAATTACTCTAATACAGGAAATATACCTCTTCTTATTCATTCTAAAAATGATTCACGTGTTTTGGTTACTATGGATTTTAATGATTTTATTTCTATTTTGTATTCTGATAAAGTTTCTGATTTTGGATGGATTAAAACTATTAATAGTTTGAAATCTAGTTGGACTTCAATTACAAAATTTATTTATAAGGGGTCAGTATGACCACAATATTTATAATACTTATATTGATTTATTTTATTATTAGAAATTATTTACCTGTTTTTATTATTAATGATAAATTTAAATCATCATATAAATTTGGTAATATTTATGAATTACGTGCTGCTGAAAAAGTTCCGATTCCATCTTTTAATTGGAGAGAAATAAGTACTGGAACGTATGTAGTGCCATTTGGTTCAATAGCAATTGGTAAAAAATTTATTAATATATTTGGAAAAGTTGGATGTAGGATATATCCAATTCCGAATTTAAAAATGCGAGGTATAGACACTACTTTATTGCATTTTTTTGATAGAGAAGAGATTAAGGTAATATTAACTAACAATAATCCTAAATACCCCTATATAGTAAGGAAAGGGGATGTTATAGCATATTTGGAAATTTATAAATTACCCTTGTTTAATTTTATACCATTTAATAAATATGAGGAATAGTAGTTATGCTTAAAGAAATGATTAATAGTTATGATGAAGCTCTTAATCGTTATTCTGAAGCAGTAAGAGAATGGCAGAAGAGTTATTTTCCTGATAATCCAGTGCTATTGTTACAGTTAAAGGTTTTTATTAAAGGTTCAGATAATCCTATATATTTTTATGCCATTCCAAAAGATATGAAAAATCCAAATAATTCTGAAGAACTAATATATTTTGATGTTATTGAACAAGATAAAATTGTCGAACGAAGTTTTGTTGGATGTAGTATAATAGTGTCCAAAATCGTTTATGGAAATGTATGGGCTTTGTTAGCTGCTCCTAATGCTCCTGTTGTATTTGATGATGAATATCGTGCATATAGACCATCTAAAGTTATTTTAACATTAAAATGATTCAAAAACTTAATATAAAAAATTTTCAATCTCATGCAGATACTGAAATAGAATTCTCACCAGTAACTGTTTTTACTGGTGATTCAGACCAAGGTAAAACTGCTATACTTAGGTCTCTTATTAAATTGATGAGAAATACGCCTCTTGGTGATTTTTTTATAAGACATTCTCAAAAAGAATGTATTATTAGTGTTGAATTAGATAATGGTATTAAAGTTACTAGAATTATAGGTAAGAAAAATAATGTAAATATTTATAAAATAAATGATGATGAATATAATAATTTTGGAACAATAGTACCAGATGAAGTTAAATTAGTATTAGGCATAGATGATATACAAGTATTTGATAAAGAAAAAATAGATTTTCATGTATCATCACAACATGATGGTTTATTTCTTATAAATTTGTCTGAATCTTTACGTGGTCGTATTTTTTCAAAACTTACTGGTAGTGATATTGTTAATAAGGCTTTATTTAATTTAAATAGTTTAATTCGTTCTAAAACTAAAGAAAAAGAAAATAATTTATCGAAATTAGATGCTTTAAATAGTCAAATTGCAAATCTTAATTATGTTTATGATTTAGAAAATATTATTGATAATGTAAATAGCTTACAAATTAAAGTAGATGAATTACGTAATGATATTAAATATATAAATAAGACTTATGATGATATAAATAATTTATCTTCAATAATAAATAAATATGAAAATGTAGTTGAAATATTAAGCAGTATAGATACAGATGTATTGATTGAGAAATTTGAGATATTAAATAAATTACGTGATATTGGTAATCAATTACATGTAGTTACTTCTAGTATAAAAAATTTAAAAAATATAGAAAATGTTGTTGTTAATTTTGATGTTACTAATATTGAATCTATAATATCATATATTTTAGAACTTAATAATACATATAGTTCTATAGTTAAATATAAAAATAACATAAATGATTTAGAACATTATGTAAATATTGATATTAATTTTAATGTTTTACATGAAGAATCATTATGCAATGATATTATTGTACTTAAAAATTTATATGATAAATTATCTGAATTGTATAAATCATACAAAGAATTAGACACATCTATAAAGAGTATTGATAATGAATATCAAGAATTAGAAGTATCATTTAATGAATTAAAAAATAAATTAAAAATTTGTCCTATTTGTAATAGACCATTTTGAAATGGATTATAATTTTTTATATATAACAGATATACATAATAGGTCTGAAAAAGACAGACCAGAGGGACGTATAGATAATTATTACTTGTCTATTTTAAAAAAACAAGAAGAAATAGGAGATATAATAAAATCTGAAAATATTGATTTTCTTTTATTTGGCGGTGACTTATTTCATCATTATGATGCACCTCTTGGTCTTATTAATGATGTATTAAAAATGTGGAAATCTTATGGCGTGCCTATATATGGATGCATAGGTTCTCATGATTATAGTGGTTATCAGATAAAAACATTAAGAAGAACTGCTATAGGTATTTTTATAGTAAATAATGTAATTTCTATAGTTGGTACTGGTAATGATGGTTTTCCATCATTTGTAGATATATCTAAAAATATAAGAATTACAGCCACTCCGCACACTATTCATCTTGCCGACAAGGCATCTAATTTTAAAACTACAGAATGTGGTGATAATAAATTTACTATTCAACTTGTACATGGAGATTTATTTAATGTTAAAGTTCCATGGAAACATCAATTAATTGATGATGTTCATGAATATATTATTGCTGATTTAGTTTTAAGTGGTCATATTCATGCTGGTTGGAAGAATCCTATAATAAAATATAATGAACATTCTTTTTCAAAGAAAACTTTATATATTAACCCTGGTTCTATAGGTAGGACACAAATAGGACCTATTAGACCAATTCGTGTTTTTAAATTTACTATTAATGATAGTGGTGAATTGGTTTGTTATAAATATATAAATTTAAAAAACGTTAATAAATATCCATTTTTAAAAAAAACAAATCAAGTGGATGGTTCTCCAGTTATAGATTTTTCTGAATTTATGAATAAGTTATCTTCTATGAAGATAGATAAACAGGATATTAAACAACATGTACCATTAATAGTAGAACAATTATATGAAAGCTACAGTGCCGATATTAAAGACAGAATCACAAGAAATACGATTAAAATTTTGGAAGAAGCTAAAATATAGATTTGCTGCGTGGTTGGTATCGAAAGGATTAAAATTGTTTATTGGTGAAACAGTTTTACCTTTAAAATATAATCTTGATATTCAACACGACCAAAATTTGCTTTTAAGTCATATATTTGTTAATAATGTTTTATTTGAACAGTATGAAAATAATTCTAAATTATTTCTAGAATTTTTAAATAATCCTAAAAAAATATCAATATCTGTTGATAATCCTCTATTTTCTTTGTATTTATATGTTATTAAATGTTTATCTAGCGTTTATGATGAACATACTCCTGTTACAACATTTAATGATTATTTATTTATACGCGGTATGGCTTCTTTTTATGAAGAAATGTCAACTGGAAAGATACCAATTTTAAATAAATTACCAGAAGCCGAAGCTAGTGCAATGCGTAAAATTCGTGAAGGAATTAATAAACTTGTAGATAAAGAACTAGAATCTTTTTATAAACTTTCAAAAGAGGATAAAAATGTCATTAACTAAAAATATACCAGTTGATTCTAATGTTTCTAAACTATCTTCATTAAAACAAAAAATTGATAATTTAAAGCAATTACAAAATCAGAAACTTGCTTTATTAAAAGTATATAAAGAGCAGTACAATGAATTAGTAAAGAGATTAAAAGAAGAGTTTGGAATTGATAAAGTTTCTGATGTTCCGTCTATTATAAAAGCTAAGGAAGAAGAATTAAATACATTATTATTAGATTTAGAGTCTAAAATTAATCAAGCTGAAAATATAATAAATAATAATAAATAGATTTTTATGGATATAAATAGTATTCAATCTTTTTATTATCAAAAATTAGGTGAATTAAATTTATTAAAATCTCAAAAAGATGAAGTAGAACGTAATCTTGCAAATTTAGTTGAATCATTAGAAATTGATATAAGAACACGTTCTGTATTAGAAGCTCTATCTAAAATAACTGAAAATCAAATAAAAGATTATATTGAGCCTTTAGTTACAGAAGCAATAAAATCTGTATTTGGTTATAATATTAAATTTAATTTACAATTTGGGTTTGAGCGTAATCAAGTTACTGTTAGATTTGGATTAGAAGATGAAGATGGTAACATGGTGAGTGGCAATATTGCTGATATGAAAGGTGGTGGTGTATTAGATGTTGTAAGTGTAGTATTGAGATTTATACTATTAGAACTTTTCAATCTAAAAGGTCCAATATTATTAGATGAACCAGGTCGTTTTATAGATAAAACTCATCAGCAAAATTTCGGGTTACTTATTTCATCTTTTTCACAAAAATTTAATAGACAAATAATTATAGTAACACATGATGATGCTATTGCATGTGTTGGAACAAAACATTATAGAGTTTATATGGATTCTGGTGTAAGTAAAATTAAAGAAATGGAGGAATAAAAATGATTATAGAAAAGGATATACATTACGGTGATGATGCAAGGTCTAAACTTAAGTCTGGTGTAAATAAAGTAGCGAAGGCCGTCAAGGTAACATTAGGACCACGTGGTAGAAACGTAATTATTGAAAAAATTGTTGGAGTGCCACATGTAACAAAGGATGGAGTTACTGTTGCTAGGTCTATAGATTTATCTGACCCAGTTGAACAACAAGGTGCGCAACTAGTACTTCAGGCAGCTTCTAGAACAGCAGAATTAGCTGGAGATGGTACTACAACTGCAACAATATTGACGCAAGTAATGGTTGAAGAAGGTTTTAAATTATGTAGTAATGGTGTAAATCCCATGGAGTTGCGTAAGGGTATGAAAAAAACATTAGATGCTGTTGTTGAGCATTTAGATAGAATTAAAGTACCAATCAATTATGATGATATAGAAATGATAAGAAATATAGCTACTATTTCTTCTAATAATGATAAATATGTTGGAGATTTAATAGCAGAAGCTATGAAAAAGGTGGGTCGTTTGGGAACAATTACTATAGACGATTCTAAAACTAGTGAAACTACTATTCATGTAGTAGAAGGTATGCAATTTGATAGGGGATGGATTTCTCCTTACTTTGTAACAAATGTGAAGGGGGAGGTGGATTTTGAAAATCCATTTATACTTGTTTATGATAGAAACATTAGTGCATTAAAGCCATTAGTTCCAATTCTTGAACGAGTTAGCCAAACTGGTAGGCCATTATTAATAATAGCCAACGATGTTGATGGTGAAGCGTTAACTGGTTTGGTGATAAATAAAATGCAAGGTCGTATAAAGGTATGCGCTGTTAAAGCTCCTGGATTTGGTGATAGACGCCGTGATATATTAAAAGATATAGCTGTTCTTACAGGTGCTAGATTTATTGATTCTGAATTAAATTATAATCTTGATTCTGTTACTTTGCAAGATTTAGGTACAGCAAACAGAGTTCTTGTTACAAAAGATAATACAGTTATTAGTGATGGAGGTGGCAGAACAGAGGAAATAGAAGCTCGTAAAGAAGAAATTAAATCTTTACTTGAAATAGTTCAATCAGATTATGATAGAGAAAAATTACAAGAAAGATTAAGCAAATTAAGTGGTGGTATTGGGTCTATTCGTGTAGGTGCAAATTCTGAAAGTGAATTAAAAGAAAAAAAGGATTTAATAGAAGATGCATTACATGCTACTCGTGCTGCAATTGAAGAGGGTATAGTTCCAGGTGGTGGTTTAGCTTTAATAAGATGCGGTCAAGCAATTGAATCATTGTTGGTATTTGATAATGATGAACAAGCTCTAGGTGGAGAACTAGTATTGAAATCTCTTAAAGCTCCCTTATTTCAAATATTAGAAAATGCTGGTCTTGAACCGCGTTCTATTTTTACTAAAATTCTTTCTATGGATGGTGATTTTGGTTTTAATGTAGCAACTGAAAAGTATGCTAATTTGATAGCTGACGGTGTCATAGACCCTAAGAAGGTTGTTCGTGTTGCCTTAGAAAATGCTGTTTCTGTTGCGGGTACTATTATTACGACAGAAGCAGTTATTACTGATATTAGAAATGATGTATATTATAAATTACGAGCACCAGTAATGGGTAATGATTAAAATGGGTTATCCTGTAAAATTAGAATTACATAATAACAATTTTATAAAAGCTCCAGATTTTTGTGTTTATTCTAATTATGCTGAAGATTGTGATTATAAAATAGTTAATGCTTCTATATGCACTTTATGTAAAAAGTGTGATTTTATTAGCGAAGTAAGCAATGATTTTTCTATATCTTTAGACGATATGGATAAAATTAAAACTTCTATTATTTCAAATAAATCTTTAATGGAGTCTTTTATGAAACAGATAAATTTTTTGCAAAAAAAGGATAGAATACCAATTGCTGCTTTTATTAGTTTTTCATCGTTACAGAATGTAATTTGTTCTATATTTGATGATAATTATTCTAATAAGATTATTAATTATATAATAAATGCAGTGGAATCTCCATTATGTATAGTATATGGCATACCATTGTATTTTAATAGAAAATTAACAAAAAGTGAAATTCAAGTAGTGGGTGAGGTTGAATGGAAACAATAATAATATATTAAAATACTTATTTTATTTTTACTTATTCCTATCTTTTTCCTGCCTTTTTATTTTTCAACTTTTATTATTTTTTAAATAAACACTATAAAAATATATAATAAACATTTAACTTTAGTTTGAATAATAAAGGGATTAAAGTGCTTACAAAATCCATATCTACTACTATTGATACAGTAAAATCAGAACGAGTTAAGTGTTCTATTTGTAATGAGTTAGTTCACCCTAATGACATTGTAAATAATGTTTGTATTTCATGCTATTTAAAGAGGAGCGATACCGATGCAAGCTATTTCTAGACAACACGTTATGTCTAATGTTTCAAAAAATATTGTAAAAAAAGCCTTAGAAAATTTATATAATAATGTAAATAATAATGATAGTACTAATATTAATCCACTTAATAATGGTAAAATAGCATTTTCTGAAGCTAAAAATTATAAATTTAGTTATCAAGGTTTCGATATTTATACATTATCTACGGATGATGTAAATGTTCCTGTTGTTTGGAAGAAAGAAACTGTTAAAAATCCAGATGGTACAGAAACGGATTGGTTAGTAGCTTATACTACAGATGATGACGAAATAGAACGTACTGTTTTATCTTCATTACAGTCTTCATCTAATACTAATGTTATACCTAATGGAGCACGAGTTGTTGAGATGTTTACTGGTCGTAGGGGTACTGCTATGTCGGATGCTCGTGTTGGAATTGACAAGCGAGTCGCAGTACTTTGGGATGGCGCTGAAAATAGTACGTTTGTCGACCCGTCTAGTTTAATATTAGAAAGTAGACAGGAAACTACTTCTAATAAAAAAATAGCATCTAAAAATGCCGCTCTTAGGGCTGTAGCTGAACCAACTCTCCCAAAGAATCAGATACCTATTGCTCCTGGTGTTTTTAATAAAAGTTTACAAGTTGACCAAAGTGGAAAAGGAGGTAAAGCTACTGTAACAGTTGAATTTAATGACCCAGATAAAGGTGAAAGTTTCTTTAAACAAATTGAAGATTTAACAAGTGAAGTGGGAGAGTCTAAACCAGAAGAACAAACTGGAACAGAAACTCAACAGACACCTCAACAGCAGCAAAATCAATCTCAACAGTTGCAAAATATGCAACAAGTACCTGCTACTCCTCCAACGCCTCCTCAAGCACCTAAAGCACAACCACAAGCGTCTACAATAAAAACTTTGACGCATTATGGTTCTAAAGTTGTTACTTTGATTGAAGAAAAATTTGATAAGTATGCTAGTAAATTTTATTTTGTGAATGAGGAGGGTTTAAGAGTATATCTTCCTATACATCGTGTAAAAGTAGGAAGTACTATAGTTAGACCAGACAATGGTGAAAAAATTCGTGTTATTAGTTATCAAGTTGTTGAAAGTTCATCTGACGATGATTTAATTCTTAAAAAATTAGGTGTTGATGTATCGGATAAAGTTCCACCGATGGGATGGACTAATAAAGAGTCACAAGATAGTGATATGGGTAAACCATTACCTCCTAATCCAGCATTACAGGAGAACGCTGCACCATCCGCTGATACTTCAGATAAGGAGCAGCCTTTATATGATAGTCAAAAAGATAGTGATTCTAAGCCAGGTTTTAATTTACAGGTTGACCCTAATGAAAATGAGGTTACTGTAAAGTTTAAAAAACCGCCTGTTGTAGAAGAAATAGAGGAAGCTGTTAAATCTGAGCAACCAGATTTGATGCAGCAACAATTACAACAGCAAATTCAACAGCAACCAGCACAACGTAATAAAACTAATTTAAATCAGACTCAAAGTCCTGTACAATTTTAAAAAGGAGAGTTGTATGAATAAATATAAAGGTAATAATATACCTAAATGGTTAAATCTTTCTAAAGTTGTAGATGCAGCTAAGAATACTATAAAAAAGGCAAATATAATAGCTAATACTAAATTACAAAAAACAGCTTCAGAAAAATTGATTACCGTTAGTTATAGAGATTCTAATGGTCATATAATATATGCTGATGACCCAAATATAGTTGCTCAGATTTCTAAAGGTAAAAAACCAGTTGATAAATTTGGCAATGAACTTATACCGCATAGGCAGATAAAAGTAACTTATAAGTCTGAAAATTCAAATATTCAATCAGAGTTTAATGTTAAAAAAGTAGGAATTCGTGAACGTCAAATTCATCCGTCATATTTAGTTGATTCTACTATAAATAGGCATTTACAGTATAAAGCATTACAGTTTTTAACTGATTACGCATCTGATAATGGTTTACATGGAGCACGTGCTAGATATTTATTTGGTAAAAATGCTTCTTCTGCTGGTAAACAATTCCAAGGATATAGGGAAATTACAGCAGAAATATCATTTCCAGTAGGACCTAATGTCCGTAAGTCGGTTGTTGCAACAGTCGGAATCGATGTCGGTGGTAAATTCATACCTCCTAAAACATTTAAGGATTCTACTGGAACTGAATATCCATTTACTATAGAAAGTGTATCTAATTTATTAAAGGGTATGGAATTTACAAAGCCATCTCGCGAAGTAAAGAAACGTAGTGATATTCCTAAGGTTAAAAAACCTGACCCAACAAGATTTCAAGCTGTACCAAAGTAAAATTATTTTTAATTAAGGTTAATACATGAATTCTCCTGTATCTTTACAGCCAAACACTGTTTATCATAATACTTACGATGGTAAACAGTATACATTTAAACAAATGAATCCAGATGGCTCTGCAACTATGGTGGATAAAGACACACAAGAAGAATATGTTCTTCCTCCTACAACTTTACAAGAACAACAAATAAATAAAGGTCAAGGTGGAGTATTAAAACCAGTTATGAAAACTCAAGCTAAAAATGAAGTGGAAAAAGTTAAAGACCATTTATTGGATGATATAAATTCAGAAATAGAAGAAATTAAAACACATGATGAAATGTTAGAAAATGATATAAAAGAAATTTTGGATGATGCTAAGTTATATAATGAATTATCAAATGCTACTGATGATGATAAAGTCGATATTATTAAGGATGTTAATATACCAGAGGGTTCTAATATAGATACAATTGAAAAATCCGATATTCTTCCATTAAATATTAAATCAACTCATATACCTTGGAGTGAATATAGAAAACGTATTTTTACACTTGGTCAGATTGAAAGAATGAAAAAAATTAAGAATCATTTAAATAAAGTTGGACTGACTCCAGTTAAAAAGGATATTAGTTATAAACAATTACAGAGAGATACAGATGCTTCTGGTCATTCTGTAGTAAATAATATTCCTGTTTCTGGACCTAAAGGTGAAAAGAATATGGGTATTGGATTGACAGAATTTCCTAAAGGTCAAAATCGGGATGATTCTGTAGGTCTTAATACAGGAAAAGGTTATAATATTTCAATGAAAGAGATGGATGAAAATCATGTCAGTGAAAGAGAAAAGTTTAATAACGAGCATCGTCAATATATTAATTCTATGACTATTAGACAACTTCGTGAGTTATTAAAAGGTACAACTGATGAGATAGAGGCCGTTGAGCGTGGTAAGGGACTTCAGGAAGAACGAAAACCTCGTACTAAAACTTCTTCTATCGAAGAAGAAACTATAGCGCGTTCTGTAGGTTTAATGAGTTTAGCAGAAATAGATTTAGTTCCAGAAGAAGAGTCAAAAGACCCGTCTATTCCTAAAGACGCACCAGTTGTTCATAAGCCAACGCAAAAGGCACCTCAGCTTCCAGAGTATAAGGAGCCTGGATTAATAGAGCCAGCTCCTAAAGAGGTTAGAGTTTTTATTGATAAATTTATGCAACATTACTACAATTTACATAGATTAAAAGAAGAGTTACAAGCAGAGTTAGAACCTTATAAACGTAGAATTACGGAAATACAAACAGAAAAATCACCAGCTATTGATTTAGAAGAAAAGATGATGAAAGAAGCATTAGAGCTTGCATATAAAGCTATTTCAATTACAGAAGACGGTATAGTTCATTATCAGCATGAATTGTGGGCAGCATTATCACGTGTAAAAACCATTAGACCTGCCGTTACTGTTAAACAAATTATTGAGGAAGCTAGAAAAATCGACCAACATCTTGCAGAACAAATAGAGCGATTAGAAGAATTAGTTGGTTCTAAAGGTGAATCAAAAGTAAGAGAGCGCTTCTTATATGAATTTCCTCCGTCTAAATCTCACGAAAAGAGATTAAAGCCAGAGTCTTCATTAATTAAATCGGCTATGGAATCTCTTGTGGAGGAATTAAATGAAGTAACTAAAAATTTTGTTTCTTTAGCTTCTGATATACTTAAGGCTATTAAAAATTTAAAAGTAAATTTTAATTTATGAAATTAAATAATTTTTTTTATGACTGCGATAAGTGTAATGAACCATTGAGATTTGATTATACTGAACAAGAACGAATTTGTTATAAATGCAATTCTGTTATAAAATTATCTAAATCATTTCAAGAATATTTAATAAATGAGAGAAAATTGTTAGTAGAAGAAGTAAAAAATGCTTACGAATTGGAGAAGTAATTTAATGCTTAGCAGATTGTCATTTAAATCTGATGATAATTTTATGAATATTGTTGCATCTAAAGATATTTATAAGCCTGTTAAATATATCGTTCTTGATAAGAGTAAATTAAATAAAAAATCAGTATTAGAATGGGCAAAAGAAAATTTTCAAGAATATGGATTTGATTTTGATTGTTATTCATCTCTTTTATGGTCAAATGATGATAATGTACCAGAAGAAGTAATTGTTTCACGTATAAATTCCTCTATCCCAAATTTTGCTTCAATAAAATTAATCTCGCCAGCATTAGCACATGGATTGGATGATTTAAATCTGAATTTTAATGACTCATCTGACTACGCGTCTTATAATGATGATAATATAGACCTTCATTTTTAATATATAAAAGTAAATGTAGATATGGAATCAGTGAATGAAAAAGAATTTATAGATATTGTAAGTAAAAGTTTTACTTTAAATCAAAAAAACTGTATGGTATGTAGATATTTACCTATTGATAAACTTTGTGAAGCTACTTTAGATATTCTATTTGATAGAAGGTCATTTTTAGGCATGTCTAAGTACTATACTCAATTCGCCACAGAACTTGTTTCTCAAGAAAGAATTCTTGCTGACCATAGGTTTAAACACCATGCAAAAAAGTGTTGTAAAGATAAATCTGTATTTACTACTGAAGAGTTAAAAAAAATAGGAATTATTCAAGATGAATATGAATTCCTTCAAAGATTATATAATTTAAAATATGAAGATATAATTCAACCAGATATACAAAAAAACGAAATTCGTAGGCAAAGATTACATAATTTAGAAATTTTTGAAAATGAAAGGCGTAATACTCAAAAAAATATAGAGTTATTAAAACAAAATATATTGCCAGAATTGTTTAAAGATAAATATAAATCAAGTGAAGATATTGATTTTAGAACGTTAATAAAACAAGAGAGTGCTCATTTATTAACATTAACTAAACAAATAGATATTATATTATCTGNNNNATGGAGGCCTTAGATGATATTAAATCTTCTTTAGAAAAACTATTACCTAATCAACCAGAAGTAGTAAAACAAGTATTATATATTCTTGTTAATCACATGAATAATGGTATAATTCCAGTTATTGAAAGAACAAAAGAAGTATTACAAATTGAAAAATGACATGGGCTGATATTAAATTTAAAGAGTGGTATCCAAATTCTAGTGAATTGGATAAAAATGATATTTCTTTATTAAGAATACCAGAAGTCGATGCATTTGAATTTATTACTAGTTCTGAATTTCTAAATATAGAACTTAGGCCATGGCAAAGTATAGCTATAAAGACACTATACGGCTTGTGGGTAGATGATAATAATGAACCTTTGTATCCTCCAACAAAAGACGAATTAATTTTACTTCAAAAGTTAAGAGATGAATGGGGTATAAATATAAATACAACCACAAAACAACTGATTAAAGAAATGGTTATAGTTGATGGTAGAAGGTCTGGTAAATCTACCTTGATGTCTTTTATTGCTGCTTACGAAGTTTATTCTTTAATCTGCAAAGGCGACCCTCAAAAATATTATAAAATGTTAGAAAGACATCCAATATGCATTACGCATATAGCAGTTTCTGGTGACCAGGCAGCAGATATGTTTCAATTTACTAAAGATAGAATGCGTGGTTGTCAATTTTTTAAGCAGTATTTTGATTATAGTAAATATAATGAATCTGAAATGAGAATATTTACTCCGTATGATTTACAAGAAAATAGAAGAATACTTAAAGAAAATGAAAATTTATCTTCATCAGAAAAACAAAAACCATTAGAAGGTTCAATAATAGTTCAATCATTAACTACTAGAGCTTCTACTAAGCGTGGAAAGTCTATTAAATTTTTGATTTTTTCAGAGTTTGCTCATTTTGAAAGACCACGTTTTAATCATACTTTAACTGATACGTTATTAAATGAAGAAACTCAACAAACAGATTATGCTATGTGGAAGGCAATGAAACCTTCCGTAAACGATTTTGGTAATGATGGTAAAATTATTTATGAATCTACACCAAGAGAAAAAGGTGGTCAGTTTTATCAATTATATTGCGAAGCGGGAGGAATAGAACAAGACCATCCAGAAGAAGCTCCGAGACCAAAATATATGGCGTTAATTCAATTACCAACATGGGATTGTAACCCATACCAAAGTAGAGAAACATTAGACGGAGAGTTTAAAAGAGACCCAGTCTACGCTAATATGGAATTTGGGGCAAGATTTGGTAATGTTAGTGGTAATTTTATTTCAGAAGAAGTTATAAAATCTATTCCTCAACCAAATATTCCAGTTATTAGACATTGCGATAGATTAGATTATAGATTTGTAATATCGGTTGACCCAGGAGGACAAGCTAAAAAAAAGCTCGCCGATACTTATGTCGTAGCTTGGGGTCATTACCAGATTGGTAAATCTGATTTATATTGGTTGGATGGGTTTAGTGCGTGGAATGAAACAATAGTTGCAGTAGCTGGTGGCGGATACCAAAAAATACCTGTAGACCCCAATGAAGTTACTAATTTTATAATAGATTTAGCTAATGATATAGGAAAAAATTTTATTTTAGAAATTGTTTATGACCAATGGAATAGTGCGGAAAGTATATCTAAATTACAGAGGTATGGATTGCCAGCTTTAGAAACATTTTTTTCTAATTCTTATAAAGCAGAAATGTATGGAAATTTTTTATCGCTTGCTCAACAAGGTAGGATAAAGTCTTATGGAATAGACGTTAATGGATACCTTACTCAATGGCAACAAGAACTTAAATATTTACAAAGATATATATCTGGTGGAACTATGTATTATTCTCATCCAACGTCTGGACCAGTGCAGCATGATGACTTTGCAGATGCATCTGCTAATTTAATATATAGATTGTCATTATTAGCTAATCCGACTAGACAAAGTTTGGAAGATAGAGTAAATAAAAATCTTGCTCCTACTGTTAGACCTAAGTCGATTGTTCCAATAAAAGGTGGAAATTTAACTTATCGTGGTTTAAGTCAATCTATTAATAAAAATATTGTTAATAAACAATTAATCGATAGACTACATAATTAATTTGACTTTTGTTGTTTTGTTTATTATATTGTTAATGAGGTTTGTATGACTACAACTGATATAGAAGCACTTGTTGAAGCAGCACTTAATAGATTACAAGTGTCGTTAAATTATACTAAAGCTACTACTGGAGAAATAGTAAATCATAAAGGTGGTATTGTAGAAATTCGTTCATCTGAAGGTATATTATACTTATGGGATACAACTTTAAATGACCATATTAGAAAGTTTATATTAGCGAATATAAATAGTTTTCAAGTATTACCAGAAAAATTTGATTATATGTCTGCTGGTGGATACCCAATTGTAATAAATGGACAAACTTATCCAGAACCAGTGTGAACCATTATAAAGGATAATAAAATATGAAAATTAAAATTGTTATAGACAATAAAGATTATGTAATAGATAATGTAGATAGTTATTCTATTAATCAATATAAAGATTGCTTTACTGTTAATATATTTACTAAAAATGTTACTAATGATAATAATGATGATTATGAAAGTATATTAAATACTTTGATAAAATCTTCAGATGAAGATAATAAAGTAACGACTCAATCTTTTACATCCGACCATTCTAATACATTATCCAATAAAAATAATACTGATGTATTAAGTAAAAAAATACCTATAATAAATAGTTCTTCTATTGTTGATGAAAAATCTGCTGTAGTTAGAGTTTATGGTCCATCTCCTGATGGTATTCTTGTTGATGAAGACAATAGGATTGATGGTAAAAGTTTTCCAATTAATGAAGAAGTATTAAAAATTTTAAATCAAACAAGAAAAGATTTTGGTGTTAATGTTATTACTAATAGGGAAAACTTAGAATTATTTAATAACAAGAAAAATGTAATTTTAAGGTCAGAACCATTTAAACAAATAAATGATATTAATATTAAAGTAGCTATTCAAACTTTAGTATTAAAAGAACAACAACTATCCCAAAGTATAGTTGTTAGTGGTAAAAGTCGTGATATGATAGAAAATTTTATTTATATTGAAGAACCAACTAAACTTGTAGTTCAAGAAATTAAAGATGAACGTGAAGGAACTGGTGTATTTATTTATGAAGAAGTAGTTTCTGTATATAAGGGTACGTTTTTGAGAACAAGTAATAATAAAGGTTAAATAAATGAATAATTTACGTAAAAAAATTAGTGACATAAAAAATAATAGTGACATAAAAAATAATAGCGATATAGAAAAAGAAGTACCGTTTACTGTTGAAGAAGTAACTGAAGAAGAATTTAATGATTTAAAATTTGACAAAACTGCTAATTTATATAATGGAATACTTTTTACTGTTATTCCTATAGATGTAGAAGAGGGTTCTGATATTACTCCGAAAGTTCAAGGCTTTCAGAGAAATAAAGTGTTACTATGGGATGACTATAGTTCTTTATTTAAATTTGATGATACTATATGGAAAAAAATTAAGGTTAAAGTTCCAAAGGATTTGTTGGGTTCAAGAATATTTAAAGAAATATCTGATGTATATTCAGCTGACTATATTCCTAGTTCATGGGTAGATTATAATGATGTTCAACCAAAATACATTGAATAATGAACTTTATTAAAAGAAATGTAATATACATACTTTTAGTTTTACTTTTAGTAACGTTGTTTTTTGTTGTAGTTACTAATAGTAAAATTAAGAATATATTAAATAAAAATACTGAAATAAATACTATTATTGATTCTACTGTAAGTAAAATAGATAGTACTCTTAAATATACAAAAGATATAGACATCCGTTTAATCGAAGAAGATATAAAAATTATTGGTGAGAAAATTGGATTAAGTGATAAACAAATAAAACTGTTAGTTAATAGTGTAGATTCTGCTTCTAATAAATATAAAGTTCCAGCTCTACTGTTACATTCAATAATAATAGTTGAATCTGAATATGATTTAAGTGCTTTTCATTTACCAATTATAGTAAAAGGTAAACAAACCCGTGCTATAGGATTAGCTGGAATAGTATGGGAATATCATTCAGATAATTTAATAAAAGAGGGTATATCTTCAACTAGACTTGAGTTAGTAGACCCAAGAGTAAATATTATGGCGTCTGCTTTTATAATAAACATGTATTTAAAAAATATATTTATGAGTAATCCTAATATAACAGAAGATAAACTATTTGATGAACTTATTAGAAGATACTATGGTGCATATGATGAATCTTATAAAAATAAAATGATTAATTCTATAAAAAATACTTCATCACGCTATTGGGTAAAACGAATTATTCGTGAAGTGTTTTATGAATATAAAGTGAAGTAAAATTATGAAACAATATTTGTATTTTATTATAGTTATAGCAATATTAGTTATTTCTTGTGTTATATTATATTCTCATAATAACGCATTAAGACAAGAAATTATAATTAATAAAGCTATTCATGCTCAAAATGTTGAATTTTTAAAAGATTCTATTAATAAATTGGTTGATTCTATACAGGTAACTGCTGTTAAAATTGTAGATTTAAATAATGAAAATAATGATTTAATTAAAGAAAATAAAATACTTATTACAAAGTATAAATTAATTTTAGATTCACTTAAATTAAGTAATACTACTTCTGTAGTATTTAATGAAGATAGTATAGGCAAATATGTGATTGCCTCTTTTTCTGGTAAGAAATCAATAGTAAATTTTGATGGTTATACTAAAACATATTTAACTCCATTGGCTACAAAGTCTACTTATGTTTTAAATTTATCATTCGACCCTATTTATACAAATTCAGAATTATTATTTAATGATACTACTAAATTATTTTATATTAGAACAACATCACTTACTGAAGGTGTAAAACTTATAGGATATTCAGTATTAGACAGTTCTTCATATTATTATTTATATACTCATAACATTTCTAAAGAGAATGTAAATAATAACAATATTTTTATAGGTGGTTCAATTAGTAGAGATGAATTACATGCTGGAGTAATGCTAAAGATACCAAATTGGATACTTTTATTTAATTATAGATTTTTTGATAAATATAATAGTAGTGAAATTTGGTATAATAGAGTTCAATTAGGTCTATATTATAATTTATTTTGAATTATGATTAACAAGATACTTTTTTTATCAATAATATTTTTGTTTAGTAGTATAAATACATTAGCACAAGATTCTACTTCAAAAATACATAACACTGGTATAGATATTTTAATATCTGATAATGGTATGGGATTAGGCATTTATTATAGATATGAATTTGATGAATTATCAGGTTATGCTTCATTCTCTGTATCTTCTTATAATAAAGAAAACAATTCTTATGAATATTTACAGTATTCAAGAATATTTTTAATTCCATTGTCTTTTGGTATTCAATATAGACTTTTTTCTGAATATATTGAAGATAATGTAAGACCTTATTTTTATACTGCCTTTGGTCCTTCCATTATTTATTCTGCACCAGCATTAGAATTTGATAACTCTCCATATTCTCTTCCTAAAGAAAAAGAATTTTTTAGTAGTGTCTTTAATGGTAAATCATATTATGGATATAATTTATTTTTTGGGCTAGGTTCTTTTATTAAATATGATAAAAATAAATTTTTTAGTATTAGCTTTAGATATTGTTTTTTACATTCTTATAGAAATATTGTTATGTTTTATAATTTTATGAATTCAAATTACATAGTTAATTCAAATTTTAATAATTTTTCTATAATAATTAGCTTACCATTATAAAATAAATTTTTACTATTGACAAATCATAATTAATTTATTATATTGATGTGTATTTATGTTATCATTCGATAATACAACATTAGTATCAAATGAAATATCAGAAGTATATAGTAGAGCTAACTGTGATACTAGTTCTATTTTAGGTAAATTAAAATTAAAAATACCAATTGTTTGCTCTCCAATGCCAGATGTGTGTGACTTTAAAGTAGCAAACACTATGGCTAAAAATGGAGTTTTATCTATAATTCATAGATTTATGACTATAGATGAACAAATATCTCAATGGAATTCTGTATTATATAAAAATTTTATAGGTTGTGCCATTGGTATTAATGGAGATTTCATGGAAAGATTCACGGAATTATATAATCTTTCTTGTCGTATTTTTTGTGTAGATACAGCTAATGGTGCAAATATAAGAGTTAAAAATGCTATAGAACAAATAAAAAGCAAACATGATGATATTTTTATTATATCTGGTAATGTTTTTACAGCAGAAGGATTTAAATTTTTAGAAAATTGTGGGTGTGATGCTATTCGTGTAGGTATAGCAGGTGGAACTGCGTGTACTACAAGGATAGAAACTGGTATGTATTTGCCAACACTAGAGGTGGTACATAGAATAGTAAAAGTTAGAGAAAAATCTTTTATAATTGCAGATGGTGGAATACGAATACCATCTGATATGTGTAAGGCTATAGTTATTGGTGCAGATGCAGTGATGTGTGGAAGTATTTTTGCATCATGTAAAGATTCTCCAGCAAAAACTGTTAAAATAAATGATAGATTACATAAAATCTATAGAGGTGCTGCTTCTTTTAGTATTCAATATGAATATAAAAATGAAAAACCAAAATATGTAGAAGGAGATGAAATTTTACTACCATATAATAATTTATCAATAGAAGATGTTTTGTTTAGATTTCAACGTGGTTTACAATCATCGATGAGTTATGCAAATGCTACATGTTTAGAACAATATAGAAAAAATGTAAAAATTGAAAGTTTATAATATGATTTTTGTTGATGTTGAAACGACTGGTCTTGATAGTAGTAAACATGGTATAATATCTATTGGTGCTGTAAATTTTGAAAATCCAAATAATTATTTTTATGGAGAAGGTAAACCATCGCAAAACGTACATATAGATGAGAGTTCATTTGAAATTACTGGATTTAATTTAAAAAAAATAAATAAATTTGATACTAATATTAAAGATATATTAATAAATTTTTTTTCTTGGTGTAATCAACAAAAAACATCGTTAATACTTGCAGCATGTAATCCTATATTTGAAGTTGATTTTATTAAAAAGGAATGTGAAAGATGTGAATTACCTATGGATATAAATCCTTTTATTATACAAACTTTTGATTTACACACATTAGCTCAAACACATTTTAATATTAAAAATAAATTTTGGTATCCTTCTGTTATGTCTAGAAATTTTATTATGAAATATGTAAATTTACCAATAGAACCATATCCAAATAATGCGCTAAATGGCGCAGTATTTGAAGCAGAAGCTACACATAGAATTATGTATAATAAATATTTATTTGAAGATTTTAAAGAGTATCCAGTTATATTTAATAAGAACAATTGATAAATTAATTAATCATACTACAATAAAAAAGGAGGAAAGATGACATTAGAAGAACGTTATGAAAAATGTAAAAAAGAAAAATTATGTTTTATTTCGTTAAAACCTTTATCAGGTAAAAAAACCGTGTATGTTTATTGTAATGATTTAAATAAAAATGTAAAAATTATAAAGGAGTATATCCATGGGTCATAAGATAACACAATTTTCATCAGAAATAGAAGCGATAGTACGCGATGCAGAATCACGAATTCAAGGAGCAACATTTAGAAGAAATAAGCAAAATACACCGCATTTAGTCGTAAAACTTCCTAATTGGAAGTATGAATATAGTGTTGTTTATTTTTCTACGAGTAAAACATGGAGAGTTTTTTATCCATATATAGAAGATGTTATTTGTAAACAACGAAAGAGAAATTTATCATCATTAAATGAATTGATTGAATTCTTTAATGAATTAAAAGATAGAAAAAATACAGATTTAAAGTAATGGCCGCTGTTAAAATATTAAAGGCTTCTAATGATTTTAAAACTGGGATTAAGCGGATTAAGATTGAAATAATTTTGTCTCATAATGAATTTATAAATGTCCATAACTTACTAAAATTTATTTTTAAAAAAATAAGCCATTAGTTTAACTGCTAAAACAACATCAACTAATTTATTAGTCGATGTAGATGCTGGGTTGGAATCCCGCATGGCTTACTTATCATATAGTTGTATGGATTATACAGTTTTAATACCTTCACATAGACCACATCTAGTAGAAAAAGTAAAATCTGCTATATACCCTATTATACCAGTACACGTTGATGGTACTAACGCAAAATGCTTTTCATGGTTAGTAAATAAATGTATCCAAGAATGTCCTACAGAAATTGTAATTATTTGTGCTGACAAGGCATATCCATCGCCTTCTCAAATTGATTTGATGTTACAAAGAATAAAAAATGGTTTTGGCCTTGTTGCTATGTATAGATTTGCCTTTTTTGGATTTAAAAAAGAACTTATAAGACGTATTGGATTCTTTGATGAAAGATACATTAAAGGTTGTTGGGAAGATAACGATATGGCATTACGTTTACGTGAAGCAAATATAGCTTACTATGAATCTCAAGAAGTGCCTTATCAGTCTATGCCATGTAGTTGGCAAACGTGGGATGAAGCTGAAAGACATTATCATAGAAAGTGGAAATGTATACAGCACAATGGTTATAGAGAGTTTAAGCGACTTTTACCAGAAGAAAAATATAATTATTACATAGGTGATTCAATTAATACTAACTTTTTAAGTTGGGAGCATTCTTATATTGGTTGTGGTTTTTATATTCAAAAACAAGACTTGGTTACGTAATGAGTAAAAATATAAAAAGAGTATTGGTTGTAGGTGGAACTGGTTACATAGGTGGATATTTAGTAGATTTATTAATGAATAGACAAGATTTTAATGTAATTGTGTATGATAATTTATTGTATGAATTTCAATATTTAAAAAATGTTCCATTTATATTTGGTGATGTAAGAAATACAAAAAGGCTTAAAGATATATTAATGTATTGTGATGTTGTAATATGGCTTGCTGGTATTGTTGGTGATGCTGCTTGTAATGTTGATAAAAGATTAACTTATGAAGTAAATGTTAATAGTGTAAAATGGTTAGTTGATAATTATGACGGTAAAATTATTTATACTTCAACATGTTCGGTATATGGAAAAAATGATAATTTATTAGATGAAGATTCTCCAGTAAATCCACTGTCTTATTATGCAGAAACTAAACTAGAAGCAGAACAATATATTATTAAATATGCTAATAATCCGTTGATATTTAGATTAGGAACCTTATTTGGTCAAGGTGATAATTATTCAAGAATTCGTTTTGATTTAGTTGTTAATATATTCTCTTTAATGGCTGCACGAGGAGAGCCATTAATTGTAATAGGAAAAGAACAATGGAGACCTATTATCCACGTTAAAGATGTAGGTAATGCTATTGTTCATGGTTTAATTAATAATTTACACGGTCTTTATGTGATTCATGATTTAAATTTAACTCTTGAAAATATTGCAAAAACAGTTAGATTATATACTGGAGCAAGTATTATATATAAAGATAGTATATCGAGTGATTTAAGAAATTATAAAGTTGATTCTAAAAAATTTAGAAATACTGGATGGTTGCCTTTATATACTCTTGAAGATGGTATTTACGAAATAATTAATTTAGTTCAATCAAATCGTGTAAAATATGTTAATAATAGTATATATTCAAATGCTAACTATATAAAAGAAAATTATGAATAAACCAGAGTTAATTACTACATTTATTTATATAGATGATAGAGGAATAATTCAGGGTACTAATTCATTAGATTTATCTAAATTAGATATTCGTAGATTTTATATTGTAACTAATCATAAACAAGGTTTTATTCGCGCTTTTCATGGTCATAAAGAAGAGAAAAAATATTTATATGTAATAAAAGGAGCAATAACTGTAAAAATTATAGCATTTGAAGATATTGAGTTAAAAAATAATATTTATACTTATCATTTAAATAGCAATAATTTGTTAGTTATTCCTAATGGTTATTATCACGGATATAAGAATTTAACACAGGACACTATAATTATGGTAATGTCTAATAAAACACTTGATGAGAGTACAAAAGATGATTATAGATTGAAATATGACCATTTTGGTAGTGAAATTTGGGAGGATTTTTATAGATGAATCATAAAATAGTAATTCTTGGTGCGTCTGGAATNNATGTATTCTTTGTGACAAAGAATCCTAAAGTATTGGGAGATGGAAATAATATTATTAAATGGGATTATAGATTTGATAATGTAGAAAATTTACCTGAAGCAGAATATTATATAAATTGTATTGGTTTAATAAAACCATTTGTAAATGATACAGTATATGCTATATATGTAAATTCTATCTTACCACATGAATTAAATTATTATGTAAATAAAAAAAGAGCTAAATTAATACATATTTCTACGGATTGTGTTTATTCTGGTAAACAACAAACACCTTATACAGAATCATGCATACATGATGCAGAGGATATATACGGTAAAACTAAAAGTCTTGGTGAACCAAACGGATGTATGGTTTTGAGAACTAGTATAATAGGAAGAGAGATACATAAGTATGTTAGTTTAGTATCCTGGTATTTAAATTATGATGTAAATAAACCTATGGAAGGTTATACTAATCATTTATGGAATGGAATAACAACTAATGAATATGTTCGTATTTGTGAAATTATAATAAATAATGATTTATATAAACCAGAACTATTTCATATATTTTCTCCACGTATTATATCGAAATACGAATTATTAACTTTATTAGAAAAAAAATTTAAAAGAGGAATAAATATAATTCCAACTAAAAACCCTATATTTATAAATAGAGGATTGAGTACTGAAAAAAATTTAAATTCAATTTTGAATATTAATCAAATAGAAGAACAAATAGAAAATTTATAATATATGTGTAATATTTCTCCCGATTTTATTGATAGTTTACCAGAGGATGGTGTATTTGTCTTTGGCAGCAACATTGCTGGTCGTCATGGTAAAGGCGCAGCAAAATTAGCTGTAAAAAAGTTTGGAGCACAGTTTGGAGTTGGTTCTGGTTTTTGCGGTTCTTCTTACGCCATACCAACTAAAGATGAATACATGAGACCGCTAACAATTGAGCAGATAGAAGCACATGTTAATGTTTTTATTCATTTTGCTCGTTTTCAGCGTCCAGACTTAAAATTCTTTGTGACAAAGATTGGTTGCGGTTTAGCTGGGTATAGTCCAGAAGATATTGCTCCGTTATTTATTCAAGTAGTTAAAGATAATATAGATAATATTTATTTGCCTAAAGAATTTGTTGATATAATAAATGATTTATTATAATTAAAAATTTTTAATTTGACTAACTTAAATTTTGGTATTATATTATGAATGTCAGTAATAAAACAAAAGAGTTAGATGAATTTTCTATTCCATCTCCATGTGATGGTTGCTCTTACTTTGATAAATGTGCCGATGAATATTTAGCTTGTTCTGATTTTGATGTATATATAGANNGATGAATATTTAGCTTGTTCTGATTTTGATGTATATGTAGAAACAGGCGAAATAGTTTATGAAAATCGACAACCATCTGCTGATATTTATTTTTCATTATACAGGGCATGAATGGTTTCGATAATGTATGTTATTGTACGAAGTGCAAGTTGTGTGTGAGTAACACACATTAATAAATACTCAAAAAATAAATGCAGAGGAAAAATCTGCGTCCTTTGTTGACGAGAACGGTTTATTAGTTCTTGTTGATGAAGATGAGTTTGAGCTTGAATTAGCTTAAACTCAATGTGGTTGTAGCATAGTTATAGAAATATAACTACCACATTAATAAAGCTACATGGTGGAGTATGATGGGCATAGTTTTCGGATTCTATGTATTATTAAAAATTCGATATAACTTTTTTACTTTTGTATGTTAGTAAAAAAGTTGAATGTTAAAATATACTAAACTTGTGAACGACTTCATATAATACGTACATTAGACGAGGGTTCGATTCCCTCCATGTCCACTAATATGCATATTCCAGATTTTAAATATGGCTATATATGGTCTGATGGCATCCACAAAATTGGATGCTTAGATGCTTCAAATGTCTATGATGTTAATAAATTAATGAATGATGAAAAATGTTCTTTAGCCATACATGACCCTCCTTATAATATAGATATAAATAAAGAATTTAATAAAGTGTCTATAGATAAATATATTAATTGGTGTGAAAAATGGATTGATAATACGATATTAACTCTTTCAGATAATTCGTCATTGTATATATGGTTAGGAGCAGATATTAAGAATGGTTTACAACCATTTGCAGATTTTGTGATAATGATGAGAAAGAAACCTGTTAAAATTAGAAATTTTATTACAATGAGGAATCAGAGGGGGTATGGTACTCAAAAAAATTGGATGGCTGTAAGACAAGAATTACTTTATTATATAAAAGGCAATCCTGTATTTAATGTTGATGCTGAATACACAGATATTCCAAAAAAAACTAAAGGATATTA